TACAGCAACCCGCTTGCTGCAAACCGAGCTTCGTGTGGCTACAGCAGACAACGATGTGAACGCGTTGAAGATGATGGGTTCAATCCCTGAAGGCTACACCGTCAATCACTTCTTGACTGACACTAACGCTTGGTTCCTCACCACCGATGTTCCTAACGGACTGAAGCACTTTGTGCGGACACCGTTGAGTACGTCAATGGACGGGGACTTCGACACTGGTAACGTACGCTATAAATCGCGTGAACGTTATTCGTTCGGTGTATCTGATCCATTAGGCATTTTCGGTTCGCCGGGAGCCTAAACGGTACGAAAAAGGGGGTTGCAAAACCCCTTTTTTTATTTATACTAGCAGTATTCCGGGGTTATCCGGTGTATTAGACAGTCCCGGCTGACGACATGCAGACTAATACGCCGATATCGCATGTGAGGATTACATGGCACGTACAACCTTCTCCGGGCCAGTAAAGTCGGACAACGGCTTTGAGGGTAGCTTCATTGGCACCCTGGCAATTACGTCATCCGGAAACACGATTACCACCACCAATACTGCAACTAGCGGCACATATCAGCCTTTGGTTGTTTCGACCACAATGTCTGGCGCTGGCGCAGATGGTGGCCGCGCTAAGTTTGATATGACAACCGACGTTGCGTTGGGATCATTTTCAAACGCACTTAAAGCTGAAGTTACTTACGGCGCTTCAGGTCGCACGACGGGACTTGGTTCAGCGTTTGTCGCTGAGATGACTTTGTCTGCTGGTACTTCTTCTGGAACGTATGCTCCGATTGAGATTGAACTCAACATGGGTTCAGCAGGTTCAACGGGTACATCGACTTCGCTGATTTATGCTTCAGTCAATGGAACGGCAGCAACGACGTTTGATGATAATGGTTTCATCATGACGTTAGCTGGTCTTACGGCTGGTGCTGGGGATGCAATTGCTACGCCTGGTGCAACGTTTGCCGCAACTGCAACGGGTACCGCATTAGGCGGCGCTAATCTTCGCGCATTGAAAATCAAGGTTGGTTCGACCACGTATTACGTGCTTGCCATGCCTGCTTCGACTTACACGACGTGAGTTTAAGTAAGGAAACGTTGTTAGAAGTACGGGACCAAGCGCTGGCAAAACGTCAGCACTTGGTTGAGATGCTTCAACAAGCTAACGGTGCCATAGACATGGTCAATTACTTGCTTGATAAATTAGAGCAAGAAACCCCGGAGCAGGAAAATGGCAATGCAATATGATGTATGGTCGGTAAAGATTAGATCAGATGCTGATTTTTATGTGACCTCTGTAACGCCGTCTGGGGCTGGGGCTTTAGCAATGGTTAAAAACCAGCCCGGAATAAATGGATACGGTTATAAAGTATCGATTACAGGCGGATCAAATGAATCTGGTAAGACGTTTACTATTGTAGGTAAGACAGTTGCTGGAACAACGGTGACTGAAACAGTTACTGGCCCTAATAACACGACGGTATACAGCACAAACTATTTTGCGTTTGTTTCGTCTGTTTCGGTTAGTGCGGCAACGGCTGGTGCGATTACCGTTGGCTATGGTGGTGCATTAGCTTTACCGCCAACACGTATCAAAGGTTTGTATTACTTAGCTAGTAGTTCAGCAGGAAGTATTGTAGTAACTAGAAATAGTGACTCACAAATCTTGTTAGAAATAGATACACCGGCATTAGCAACAGCAGTCAATAGCCTTTACATGGCGGCTGAAGGTGTAAGAACAGCTTATGCCAATAATGACTTTGCAACCGTAACGCCAACAGACGTTACAGCAGTAACGTTAATCTGCGGCTAGTCATGGCTAAGACACCGGCTTGGCAACGCAAAGAAGGGAAAAACCCAAAAGGTGGTTTGAATGCCAAGGGCAGAGCTTCGTATAACGCAGCTAATCCGGGGAAACCCGGACTCAAACCTCCTCAGCCTGAAGGCGGTTCACGTAAGAAATCATTTTGTGCCAGGATGGAAGGGATGAAGAAGAAGCTTACTTCCGCCAAAACAGCCAAAGATCCTAACAGTCGTATCAATAAAAGTCTAAGGGCATGGAAGTGCTAAATGGAAACCGGTACGCTTGTTTGGAATTTAATCACTTCGTTTCTAGTGGGGCTGGTGATGTTCATGTTGAAGAACTCTTCTGATGAACAAAAGCGTATCCAGATTCTCTTGAATCGAACACGAGAGGAGATTGCTCGTGATCACATCACTCGCGCAGAAGTTCGTGCAGACCTTGAAAAGATTATGGAAAGATTTGACTCAGGCTTTGAACGGCTTGAAGCAAAGATTGATGCCCTCGCAAAGAAAGGATGATCATGGCAATAGTTAATAATGTACCCAGCCCACCAGATATGGAAACGTCAAAATACGATCCACGTCTTGCTCCAAAGAAGCCCAAACCAAAACCTAAACCCAAAACCAAAACGGCGGATATGGGCGTTATGGATATGATGAGCGAAGAAGTTGTGACCGCAAAGAGTGGCGGCATGATGTATTCCAAAGGCGGGTCTGCCTCGAGCCGCGCAGATGGTTGCGCTAAACGTGGCAAGACCAAAGGTACTATGGTAAAGATGTAATGCCTACTGTAAGTGACAAACAAGAAAGGTTCATGCAAGCAGTAGCGCATAACCCTAAGTTTGCCAAGAAGGTTGGTGTTCCAATGTCTGTTGGTAAAGAGTTCACTAAAAAGGATGGTGGTGAAGTGAAAGAATCTAAATCAATGATGAAGAAAGAAGTTGGCTTTATGAAGGCCAAAGGCGCGCCAAAGTCCATGATCAAACATGAGATGGAAGAGATGAAGGGCATGAAGCGCGGTGGTAAGGCTTATGCTGCTGGCGGTCTAGCTGCTGGTCATAAAGCTGCTGACGGCATCGCCAAGAAAGGTAAGACCCGTGGCATGGAAGTAACCATGAAGGGATCTACCGGCATGAAGGCTGGCGGCAAAGTCAAGAAGATGAACTACGGCGGTAAGTGCTGAGATGATGGCTTCTCGTGGTATGGGGGCAATCATGCCCTCAAAGATGCCCACGGCTCGGCGTAAGAAGCGTCGAGACGATACGGACTTTATGGCCTTTGCAGAAGGCGGCGAGTCTCGTGTCAATGAAGCAGGAAACTACACAAAACCGGGGATGCGTAAAGCATTGTTCAACAGCATAAAAGCTGGTGGCAAAGGTGGATCGCCTGGGCAGTGGTCAGCTCGCAAAAGTCAATTATTAGCTATGAAATATAAGGCTCGTGGTGGTGGCTACCGAGACTAAGCTATGTACAATGTGTGGGGAGATTAAACCCATTTCGGCGTACAGAAGTCGTGGCGGCTCCATGACGCATTTGTTGAAGAGTCGTTGTAATACGTGTTTGTACAAAGAACACAAGCGTTGGGCAAAAGAAAACCCTGAGCGTATACAAGCTTACAGAGAAAAAGATAGTTGGACGTTAGCGAAACGTTGTTCACGCAGAGGAATTACTCCTGAACAACTTGTAGATCGATACGAACGACAAGAAGAATGTTGCGCTATTTGCAAGAAAGAAATAGAGCTTATTGATAGTGCTATTGACCACAACCACGAAACCGGCGAATTTCGTGGAGTTTTATGTAAACAGTGTAATAGGGCATTGGGCATGTTTAACGATAGTCCTACTGTGTTACGTAACGCAATAGAATACTTAGATGCTTTTGGGAGCTACGGTGATGGCTCTTAAAAAACCGCAGCAAAGTCTGAAGAATTGGACTGACCAAAAATGGCGGACACGCAGTGGCAAACCTAGCACACAGGGTTCAAAAGCAACTGGCGAACGATATCTCCCGGAGGCGGCAATTAAGTCTCTTACACCTTCAGAGTACGCTGCGACTACAAGAGCAAAACGAGCTGGAAAAAGCGCAGGAAAACAGTTTGTTAAGCAACCGGCAAAAATTGCCGCAAAGACTGCGAGATTTAGATGACCACTAGCGGTTCAACTGGGTTTTCACCAGAGTTCACAGAGATCGCTGAAGAAGCTTGGGAGAGGGCTGGCCGCGAGATGCGGACTGGTTATGACCTCCGTACGGCTCGGCGATCCATGAACCTGATGACCATTGAGTGGCAGAACCGTGGCATCAATATGTGGACGATTGATCAGGGAACGATCACCCTGACGGCAGGCGTAAATACTTATGCTTTGCCCACAGATACAATAGATTTACTTGAACACGTAATTCGTACAGGTCAGAACGTTTCATCAACTCAGGCTGATCTAACGATAACTAGGATAAGCGTTTCAACCTACGCCACCATTCCTAATAAGTTACAGCAGGCTCGTCCGATTCAGGTTTGGATTCAAAGGCTATCGGGGCAAGTTTCCCCTGCTAATGCGACGTTGTCTTCAACGATTAATTCGACAACCACAACGATTACGCTTAGTTCAACGGCGAGTCTTCCAAGCGCAGGGTTTGTTCGTATCGATAGTGAAGATATTCTGTACCAGTGGTTAGATGGTAATTCACTAGGTGGTGTGGTTCGTGGACAGAATGGAACGACGGCGGCAAGCCATACATCAGGGGCGACCATATATAACCCCAACCTCCCGGCAGTAACAGTCTGGCCTACGCCAGACAACAGTACGACCTATCAATTTGTCTACTGGAGAATGAGAAGAGTACAAGACGCAGGATCGGGTATTCAAACTGCGGACATGAACTTTCGTTTCCTCCCATGTCTAGTAGCAGGGCTTGCGTACTACATTGCCATGAAACAGCCAGAACTTGTATCTCGAGTTGATATGTTGAAGATGGCTTATGAAGAGCAATTCAACTTAGCAGCAGGCGAAGACCGCGAGAAAGCAGCTATACGATTTGTACCACGCCAGCAGTTTATTGGATCAGGTGGCGGCTATGGGTAATAGATTTGCTTCCGGTAAAAACGAAGATGATATATTTTTAGCATGGGCAGCCGGGTTTTTTGATGGCGAGGGATGCGTTCTTGTGAATCATCGGAACAATAATAAGTTTCATGTTTTGTTCACTACAATTACGCAACAAGATCCTACTGCTTTGCACCTTATAAAACAAAGATTTGGTGGAAATGTAACGCCAGACAAAAAAGCTGCATCAAACAGTTTTGTAAGGAAAAAAGGTGCGACATTGGTTTGGAGATGGAAGGCAGTAAGCTACAAAGCACAAGAATTTTTAAAAGCTATTGAACCTTACAGTATAGTAAAAGCTGAACAAGTACGCGTAGCACTTGAATTTCCAAGTATTGGCGTAAGGTTTTGTAACAATAATCCTATCCCAGAAGAAGTAAGAGTTAAACGAGAGCAAGTTATGTATGCGTTAAGAGATATAAGAAAAGCGCAAAAACATTACTTGGAGGTTGCAAATGGGTAACAGATTTGCATCAGGAAAAAATTCGATTGCCATGTGTGATAGGTGTGGCGCGCAGTTTAAGTTAAAAAAACTTCGTACTGAAGTTATTAAAACAAAACGGTACAACTTACTTGTTTGTGATGAGTGCTGGGATCCCGACCAACCTCAGTTGCTTCTTGGCATGTTTCCTGTGGACGACCCGCAGGCTGTAAGGAATCCAAGAAAAGATACGACGTATGTCACGGCTGGCGTGAACGGACTCGAGTTATTGCCTAATGCTACGGGCGGATTTCCTACGGGGGGATCTCGGGATATTCAATGGGGATGGAGTCCTGTAGGTGGGGCATCAGCATTTGATGACGCACTTACACCAAACTACTTGGTTGCAGCGACGGCTGTTGGTACAGTAACGATATCTACCACATAGGGGTAA